TATCATATAGTAGTGGGTACGAGAATCGAACTCGTATTACATGCGTGAGAGGCATAAAAATATGCCATACTACAATCTAATAATCAGCAGTTTATAAATCAGTTTAATTTTGTTTGCACTAAATTTGCACCATTCATTCTATCTCCCCCACTCTTTCGCTTCCGGTTAGTGCTACCTTTTTGAATCCTCTCCGGCATAATAATAAAAGTAATATTATGACCGATGAAGAACTAAGAAAATTTTGTTTAGAGCAAGCTGTTTTAATTTCAATCAATAAGAAACCGCTAAACGAATTTGGACGTATATCTGAATCAATTTCATTATTTGATTTGTCTAATATGATTTTTCAATATATCAAATCGGGTGCAAAACCGATAGCGAAAATTAGCTTCCCTATTGGGGATATCGACTAATTTATTTCTTTAAATCAAGTGAATAAACAACTGGAATGGAAAACTTAACCGTATTTTGGCTCTCTGTTCCTGTTTTGTTTGATATTCCTGCATCTATAACTTTTATTGCTACTCCCACTTTCCCATCTGTGCGATTCATTTCTGAAACAGTTAGATTGAATTCGATCTCATGAATCAAACTTCCCGATTTACATGTGTCGGGATCTTCATAGATCATTCTATTTACTCCATCTCCTGCGAATCTTGCACGGTGTGGATCAACTACTGCAGTCTCTTTTAGCTCTTCATTAAGTTCGTTAACGGCTGATATAATTCCGGTAATCGTTGCTTTTACAAAGTCTTTTAATTCCATGATACCTTTTAGAATTAGTATTTTTATATCTGAATCGGGTTTGAACTTACCCACATATAAAGAAGTGCGCCCACACCCACAACTAATGCGATTATTAATATAAGTTCTGTTTTTGAAGTTCCTTCCATATTATTTAATAGTTTAATTACGTTACACAAAAAATTATTTCTGAAACTTTTCCTTATTGATAGTTTTTCTCTATCACAATCATATTTATGTTGATTTATTCAATTCTTACGGCCGTTCCTTGTGCTTCGTATCTGATGATATTACTCTTTTATAAAATTTTAGCTCAATGTCGTTACGAGATTTTATTCATTCGGATACAGTACTTTTTCAATTGATACCATCAGTTTCATTGATAAGTTCACCCGTTAATTTATTAAGTTTAAAAGACTCCGTTTCTTTATCTCCATTTCTATATACGATATCGAAAATAAAGCTTATCATATCGCCGTTAATGTTTATTGACTTATTTTTTACTACAAATTCCTCAGAATACATTTTGTGCTGGTACTCCCATATGTAATTTCCGTTAGTAATATTAACCAAAGATACCGAGGGATATGATATATTTAGGCCACTAATATTATCAATTGGGATTAGTTTGTTGAGAAAATTGTATTCTAATGGTATTTTTTTTATCTCATCACAATTATTATCAAGTAAAAAGTGGTTATTATATCCTAATGTGATAAAATATTCATTATTCCAATCCTTAAAACTTATCACAGAATTATCATATCTATTATAATATATCCTTTTTTCTTTACCGCGAAGTGTAGAAATTATCTCACTTGGCCCACCATAATTAACCAATAAGATAATTCCGTCATCTTTCATTATGAAGTCACCCAAACCAATAAATTCTATGTTCCGCTCTTCAACTTCGCCAAACTCTAAATAATATTTTTGATTGAATCCCCGAATCATTGGTGCTGTATATTCGAATATCTGTTCTTTTCTATCATTATATGCAGCGAACCACATATCACCATTAAGAAACCCTGCCAATAATGCGTTTTTATTGGGATTCTCATCATTCTTCCATGTTACTGTTACTTTGGTCACCCCCTTGGGTAAATTAAACTCTTTTAAATACTCGTCTTGATTGTCATCTTCCTTGCCACATGCTTGCAGACATAATATAGTGAAGATTAATGTAATTGACAGTGTTAATATCCGCTTCATATTTTCTATTTTTTATTAAACCATTGTATTTTTTCTAATACTCAACTTAACGAGAGCCATTGCGCGAATGCAATTCAAAGGAATATCTTTTGGGTCATGGTGACTATTGTAACTAACTAACTTTATATATCCTTCCTTGTCTGAGCGATTTACATATTTAACTGCTAAATATTCATCTCCTTCCAAATCAAACGAAACGAGATACATCTCTCCGAAAATTACATTATTAAAATCATATAGTTCTTTATATACAACGATATCACCTGATTTTAATAGTGGATACATACTATCTCCTGTTACATATACAGCTCCATCACACTTCGGCATATCTGGAATACTGATTTTACCTAAAATATTTTGCTGTTTATTGTCAAAAAGCATCCGTAAATTTGCTGCAGCACTAACATCATATAAATAAACGTCCTGTTCAGTTAGTTTCTTTTCAATGGCTTTCGGTTCATTTATAATTTGAATATGTGTATCAGATTTAATCATTTCACCTTCATCTCTGAACAGCCAATCTATCGACATATCACCGTATATTCTACTAATCTTCATTGCAACATCAGCTGAAATACTTTTAGTCTTACCCCAATATCCTTTAGATAGTCCAGCATCAGCTTCTAACCTATAGACACTAATTCCTTTATAATCAAGATATTGCTGTATTTTATCTTTTATAACCATACTATATTCTACTAATAAAAGTTAATAAATAGAATATATTCTACTATTAATTTTGATAATAGAATATACTCACCTATCTTTGTCGCATCAAAGTTAATCAATCAATCAAGAAATAACAAATTAAATAGATAGAATTATGAAAGCAATCATTGACTATAAAAGAGTAAATAGCGAATTAACCGGTGCAATCATGGTAAATGAATACAATGGCAATCTTAGCTACATCGCAGTAACAGCATCTTCAAGTAAAACATTCAAATCGATGAAGGGCGCTGAAAAATACATGGCCAAATTCAATTACGCAAAACAGTAAAAACAAATAATAAGTAAAACAATGGAAACATCAACACCAATTAAGCCGACTCTTCTTGAAATGGAGATCGGAGCAAAAGTAGCCTTCCCTAAAGATCGAAGAAAGTCAGTAAGAACTACAGCATCAGACATTAAAACGGATGAAGGCAAAGTGTTTACGACTTGGATTGAAGACGATAAACTATTTGTGAAACGCAATAAATAAAATAATCATGGTAAGAAAAATAACAGGAAAAGTAGAACCGGTTGCCAAGAAATGGCTCAGCAAAACCGAAGCAATGGCATACCTTGGAGTATCAGAGGATTATTTAATGACACTTAGAAATGCGGCCGAAATATCATTTTCACAACGAGAGAGGATGATATGGTATGACTTAGCGAGTATAGAACGATTTTTAACAAGAAACAAAGTAGTATAATGCTAACCCCTAAACAGTCCCCTTTCGCCCTAATCGGCATGTTTCTCGCCTGTTTGCTTGCAGAAGGCGAACCGGAACCGGGTAAATTAATCATCGCACTTCTGGCCGTAATTGTAACGGTACTGTATGTGATAGTATGTAACGAAGTAAATCAACGCAGAAATGAAAAGAGAAAATCTGAATTGTATCGGTAATTGTCGCCTCTGTTCCGTTCTGGGCGAATGCCCGGCCGATCATGTTCATTGCGAAGATTGCGGAACCGAAATAGAAACGGGCGAAGGTATTGAAGTCGAAGTTGAAGCGGTGCAGAACGGCCGACACGGTACGAAAATGATAACGGTATGTCCGGGCTGCTTCGCGGAGTACTATCAGGGAGATGAAACGATAGAGTTTGATTAAAAACGAGTGAAAAAGGATGAAAACTATAGAATTATTTAATGACCATTTCCAAAATTATAAAGTATACGGGATTCCCAAAGCGCAATTAATTATTGCAGATGTGCCCTACAATCTTGGAAACAACGCTTACGCCTCCAATCCTTCTTGGTATGTCGATGGCGATAACAAGAATGGCGAAAGCGATCTGGCTGGCAAAGAGTTCTTTGATACAGATAAAGACTTTAGACCCGCAGAGTTTATGCACTTCTGTAGCCAAATGTTGATGAAAGAACCGAAGGAGAAGAGCAAGGCTCCCTGTATGATTATCTTCTGTGAATTTGAAGATCAGTTCAGATACATTGAACTCGGGAAACGTTACGGGCTGAATAATTACATAAACCTTGTGTTTAGAAAAGACTTCTCCGCACAAGTCTTAAAGGCAAACATGAAGATTGTCGGCAACTGTGAGTATGGTTTGCTTTTATATAGAGACAAACTCCCTAAGTTCAACAATGACGGACGAATGATATTCAACTGCTTCGACTGGGTGCGGGACGGTGAGACTCCCAAGGTGCACCCAACGCAAAAGCCGGTACCGCTACTTCGTAGATTGATAGAAATATTCACCGACAAGGGTGATGTAGTCATAGATCCGTGTGCCGGTAGTGGCTCCACTTTGTTAGCCTCTGCCCAATTAGGACGTAAAGCATACGGATTTGAAATAAAGAAAGATTTCTTTAGAGAGGCTAATAAGTTGGTTTTATCCCGAGTCCAACAATCGTTATTTTAACCTTCAACTCCATAAAAATAAATCAATTATGACACACTGGAAAACCCAATTTAATTACCCATATCTGGGCGCTCACAGCCTTACGGAAGGCAAAGACTTAATCCTTACTATCCGAGAAATGAAGCGCGAAGAAGTGACCGGGGAAAACGGTAAGAAAGATATGTGCTTAATCGCATATTTTCACGAGAATGTCAAACCGATGGTAGTTAACAAAACCAACTGTAAAACATTAGAGAAACTGTTTAAAACGCCAGATATTGAGCAATGGATCAATAAGGCTATGCAAGTCGGCTCCGCTCGTGTAAATGTAAAAGGAGAAATGGTAGATGCACTTCGTATCAGACCATTTGCGCCAAAGCTGGGTGATGATAGATCAACCGTTGAAACCGGCTCTGCAATCTGGAACAACATTATAGACGGTTTAAAAGGCGGCTATACAGTAAATCAGGTTATCGCTAAGTACAAACTAACCAAAGAACAAATAAAAGAATTACAGAAACATGAAATCCGCTGAACAAAAAGAATTTGAATGGAAAGAAAAACGGCATGGTCTGATTACAGCCTCCGTTCTTCCTGATCTGATGAAAGCCGGCAAAGGTACGCCATTTGGCAAAGCCGCTTTAGATGTGATGTTTGCTGTTCGCTATGAACGCCGAACCGGAGTAACCCGCGAAAACGGAACTGCAAAAGCCTTCGATTGGGGGCACGAAAATGAACCGCTCGCCGTGGAATGGCTACGTACGCAGCTATTAAATGAAATCAAGTCCTGTACTACCGATTTTGAGGACATCGTATTTAACGAGCCGTTTGAAGGCTTTGGCGATTCGCCGGATGCCTATGTATATGGCTTTGATGGAAAAGTATCGGCACTGGTTGAGATTAAGTGCCCGATGTCACAAGGAAAGATCGAGTCACTACAACTGCTACAGGAAATTAACGACAAAGATGAATACTATTGGCAGTTTCTCGGGCATTTCCTCGGTCGCCCGGATGTAGATACCCTGTATTATGTCATCTATGATGGCTATGTAAATGACGGGCGACTACTTGAAATGCACCGGAGTGATCACACTGAAAACATACAGAAGTTGTATGACCGGGTACGACTGGCAAATGAAATGATAGACGAATCATTACGGAGTGGTCGGGATTTTCCGGAATGTATCGACAAGGCTAAGGAAGTTTTAGCGATAAAGGCTGAAATTGAAACATTAAAACCGAAAGCAAAAGGCAATGTCCCGGTACAAAATCAAATAACAAGGCTAAAAAAGCAATTAAAGAAATTGAAATTAGCAAGTACTGTCACAACACATTAACATAACATTTTAAAATATACAATTATGATGCACACTTGGTTTTTATGCAAAATCCGTTACGAGAAAATAGACTCAGACGGAGTTAACAAAAAAGTTACTGAACCCTATTTGGTCGATGCACTCAGCTTCACCGAAGCGGAAGCACGTATTATCGAAGAAACGACACCGTTTATCACTGGCGAATTTACCGTTACCGATATAAAACGTGCCAATTATAGCGAACTCTTTCCATCTGATGAAGAAGCGGCCGATAAATGGTATGCCGGACGACTTGCTTTCGTTGTGCTGAATGAAAAGACCGCAAAGGAGAAACGAACCTATACGAATGTACTTGTACAGGCCGCCGATCTCCGCGATGCTATGAAGAAAGTAGATGAAGGTATGAAAAATACCATGGCGGAATATCAATCTATTGCATTGAAAGAAACTGCAATTATGGATGTCTACCCATATCGTTCAAAAGATAAGTAACAACAAACCGGGTGAAAGTCCCGGTTAACGGAGCGTAGCTTAAAGGATAGAGCAGCGGCGCGCGCAGTAAAGACAGCAGTATAGGCGGTTCGATTCCGCCTCGCTCCACTACTAACAAATATTATCAAGATGGCAAAATACAACAATACCAAGTACAAAGGATACGACTCTATTCGCGAGTATAGACGGGCGCAAGAACTGAAACTGCTCGAGAAAAAGGGGATTATCTCTGGTCTGCAGGAACAGTGTAAATACGAGCTTATTCCGGCGCAATACGAGTATTATGAAGTGAAGGGAATCCGGAAGATGCTGCAGAAAAGAAAGCTATTGGAGAAGTCCCTGTCCTACTATGCCGACTTCGTTTATTATCGTGATGGCGAATTAGTGGTGGAAGATGCGAAAGGGATGAAAACGAAAGAGTATATAATCAAAAGAAAACTGATGCTTAGCGTACATGGTATCAGAATAAAGGAGGTTTAATCATGGCAAAGAAAATCATTCAACCACAAAGTAAACCGGATTACCGGAGGTGTAAGTATGGAGGTGAAGAAAAGAATTATATGTGTTACTGCTCCGCTCTGAGTGCTTTTAGATCGGTAGGCGTAAGGTTATGTAATTATTATATTTCTCGATAATGGAAGGCTGGATTAAACTTCATAGACAAATATTAGATTCCGATCTATGGACGGATGAAAAATTCACCCGTGGGCAGGCATGGGTTGATCTTTTGATGATTGCATGTCATAAAGAGTCATCTTTCAGAAAGCGAGGTATAAAAGTGTATCTAAAGCGAGGGCAAGTAGGAAAAAGTTTAGATGAACTTTCAAAACGATGGCGATGGTCAATAGGAAAGGTAAAGCGCTTTCTACTTGAACTTGAAAACGAAACGCAAATTATAATAGATAATAACAATGTAAATCAGATTATTACGATTGTGAATTATAATAAATATCAAACAGATAATAACGCAAATAATAATACAGATGATTATACAAACAATATCGCAAATAGAAATGCAAATGATAATGCAGACGAAATGCAGAATGATATGCAGATAAACATGCAAACAGAGATGCAAATAGCGATGCAAACGGAAACATACAAGAATGACAAGAATATTACACCCACACACGCGTATATGCGCGAGGCTGAAACTGATTTAGAGAATTGCTTTAATGCACTGTCAAATGACGCTATTTGGTACGAGTCATTTTGCATGAACAATCATTTAACGCTCCAACAGTTCGCTGATTATTTGAAGCAATTCTTCGTCGAACTTCAAAACCGGGGCGAAACATCAAAAAGCGAAAAAGATGCAAAACATCATTTCGCAAGCTGGTATAAACTAAATAAAAACAGAAATAATGAAACAGATCGGAAACATAGTAAGGCAGACAAGACAAGAAACCTCCTTACAGAGCTTGCAGCATACAGCGAAGGGGGAACAAGTAGCCTGCCTGATGAAGAGGTTCTCAACTGGTAAAGAGCTAATGACTACGTTTAATCCTGACGTAGGATCAAGATTGCCGGGGAACTACGAGAAAGTATATAATAGCGATGCGCCAACGATAGGGTTGGTTTCCACCGCTTACGGGCGCGATCTGTCCCTGCAATGGATAAACATTCAACTGAACAGTATCGATCAATTTACGCAGGTTAAAAACGATCTTCCGGAGTCATCCCGTAAAGAACTTGCAGAATTGATACTTTCGCACTACAGCGCTTTAAAGCTGCCTGAATTTATGCTGTTCGTTGCCCGGTTTAAATTAGGGCTATATGGCAAATTTTATGGTTCCTTCGACCCGATCGCATTTTGTGAAGCAATAAAAAAGTTCATGTCTGATAGGACTATTGAACTTGAACGGATGCGCATCCGGACGGGGCAAAAAGAAGCAGAAGAAAGGGCATTTGTACCGCCGGAGGGATTCACCTCGTTAAGCTGGTATCAGTATTTAAAACAACGGGCACAGAAAGGCGATGTAAACGCAATAGAACAATTAAAACCACCTAAACAATAAGTTATGCAGAAAAGAAATAAGAATCCAGCAGGTGACTTTAAAAAGTCAGTAGTTCGCATAGACCTCGATGACTGGAAGCGACTCGACGCTATCAAAGCTAAATACAAATTCAAAAGTATCTACGAAATCATGCAATATCTGGTAGGTGCATTTCTGAGAGTCGCCGATCCGGAACACGAAGAAAATGACGATCCCATACCGGACGAAATTACGGAAATGTTCAGCGACTTTGCGCAGGCTGAGAGGCAGTTCAACTACTCAAAGCCGAAACGGGCATTGCCGCAACACGTGAAAGACGAGAAGAACGGACAACTACGATTTAAATTTTAAATAATGATTAAGAAACCAATCAACGCAAATTATTTGCAAGACGTTCCGGAACATCATAAGCCCGTGAACGAACAGAACCGGAAGTATATCGACCGATTCGTTACAGAGAATTACGAATGCTTAAACAGCAAGTTTAAAACAGACGAAAAGATCAATTCAAGCGGATTCGGGGCACTCGACAAGCTGAACGAAACACTTCTAAGGCTTTATACTGATCCAGATTTATGCTTTACAAACTGGCCGGATGCAGAACGGTATATGTCGAGCAAGTTCACTGAAAAAGAACTACGCATCCCGGTTCGGAAACCAAAGAGAGGGGATGAAGTGGAGAATTAATTTAAAACAGTAAGAAAGGAATCAAATATGAAAGTAGGAGAATATTCATATTCTATACATGGACGAAATTACAGAATATGCGTCTGTGATTATTCAGATGGGAAAATACAAACATCAAGTCCCGTTCGTAACGAACCGCTTTACATCGACCGAGAAGAAGCCCGGAAACGTGTATACGAGTTGAACGGCTGGAAGTATAAACCTAAAATGACAAAGCATGAATAAAGCAGAACATTACATTCAACAGACCACAACGGAACGAGTTCGTTCGCGTGGCCTGATTCGAACAGTCGCAACAGAGGCTATTCGAATACAGAGAGAAGAAACGATAGCAAATGCAGTCACAGTATTTAAACAGATGTGCCCGTCAAGAGTAAGCAAGGGTTGTGCGAATGTGACTCACAAGAAAGAAACTCAGTCAACCCGATGCGATGGGAATTGTAAGCGCATCAAGTATTTACTTGCTGGTATGAATAAGCTGGAATGAAGTATTTAATTAAACGGATTCAATGCGTATCGGGCGAAGTAACCGATACGCATTATGTGAACATTGAAACCAATAATATTGAAGCTACCAGAAAGGAACTGCACGCATGTTATCAATGCGATAGGATATTATTTAGCTATGAACAAATAAATAAAACACAATGAGCAGAAACCCATATTACATTAAAATGATCAACTCGCAGCGCTGGAAGAACCTACGTTGCGATAAACTGAGAGCTAATCCGGTTTGCGAAGTGTGCGAGGCGAACGGATTAAGTACGCTTGCAACCGAAGTACACCACAAAACCCCGGTTGAATCCGTTTCGCATGAACTCGGAATGAAACACCTTATGTTTGATCGAACGAACTTACAGAGCCTTTGCCATGCGTGCCACTCTGAGATACACCGACGCGCGTTTAGCCATTCGAAAGAAGCAATTCAGGCAAACAATAGACGGGCAACAGAGCGTTTTGCGGATAAGTTTTTGAAATGAAATTAAGAGGGTACGTCTACTTTTGACGTACCCTCTTAACTATTTATTGATCCATTCTATATTTTTTATTCCATTAGTTGGATATAATTTCGCATTTGTCGAGTCTTCCTGAACGACAATATATTTAGTACCTAGAAAAACTAATCTATGTTGTGCATCCGTTTCTATTATATCTCCATTAATAGACTCAATTTTAACAGTAGTATTATAGAAATGAGGTATTCTCTTCTTTACATCAGAGCAAAAAAATAACATGGCAATGAAAATCATTAAATGAAAAATAATATCACCTCTTCCATATTTGCAATATGCAAAGACAGCGCCTGCAATTATATAATAGATACTTGCTGCTGGATATAAGTCTAGTATAAACGAAGTTGTGACAATTATTAATATCAAAAACAATAATCCCCCCAAATTAAACAAACACCTCTTTTTAGAATATCTTCTTATATACTTACTTAAAGACTCTAAAATCTTATCTTTCCGCTCTTTTAATGAATCAAGCAGAGGGGCAGCAATTAGTGATATTCCACCAAACGCAATAGAAAAAGAAAAGAGTGACGGTATTAAAAAAGAAGCAAAAGTAAATTGTATATCATCCCATGTTATAATACTTGTCATATCCAAATCAAATGGCGCCAAACAATGCCAAATCATAACTAACGAGAAATAATAATACATGAAAGCGAACACACTTATAGTTGAAAGTATGTAGGAAATGTTCTTAGTATTCATTTGTGCAAGATTTATATTGTAAAATTTATTGCAAAGATAAAGATCTTCTTGTATATATACAAAGCGGGGTGGTCTTTTTTTTGAGGGTAACAGGCCGTTCAAACCCACTCCCACCAGTTTTTACACGCGCGGAGAATTTTCAAAACGAGGGGGTATCCGTTGGGGGTGACATTTTCCGTTACAATCTACGAGCTACCAAATACTTACTTAAAAAACATACGTGTAAAAAGCGCGTAAAAACATGGCAACTTTAGACGACATAACAGAAAAAATCCGTTCCGCAATGGAAGCACAAGGCACATACACCCCTGAACTTGATTTGTGTATAGAGCTTTGTGCCGGGTCTTATATGGCGTTCCGGATTGCTCTATCTGACATCTCAAAAAAGCGGATGAAATCTTTCACTAAAGAGATAACCCGCGAGAATAATGAAAAGCTGGTTGCACATCCGGCTTTTAAAACTCTGTTTGATGCGCTTGAAGCCACTCGCAAACAGTTACGCGAACTTGGTTTGACATTGCAGACCCTTGCATCAGGTGAAGCCGACGAAGTAACCGAATTAATTGACGAAGTAAACAAGGCGGATGACTATGAATAAGGAGGAACTTATACAGCTAAAGACTGCTACCGTTGACGCATTGCGCTCCGTTGATATAAACTCTTATCAGTTAGATAAAGCGGATATCCGGTTAAACACTTATATAGCCGGATGTATAGGCAACCCGGAGGCGCATAACCTTTACGAGTTACTTGCGATCCGTCGTTTTTTTTATCTGCTGGATAAATACGACTTTAGACCCGGTAAAGTCCGCCGCTTTATTGTGTTTTACGAAAAGTTGAAGTTTTCCGGCACTAAGGGGCTGACGCGATATAAGCTAACTCCGGTTCAGGTATTTCAATTCGCGAACATACTCGGTTTTTATAGACCAGGGACAAATAAACGCCTGATTCGTGACGCTCTGCTATTTGTCCCTCGTAAATTCAGCAAAACGACAAGTATCGCAAGTTTGGCGGTATTTGACTTGTTGTTTGGCGATGCTAATGCACAAGCATACGTTGCCGCCAATTCCTACAATCAGGCTAAGATATGTTTTGATGAAATCCGCAACATCCTGAAAGCGTTAGACCGGAAGTTGCGACATTTTAAGATTAACAGAGAGATCATAAATAACAAAATAAAGGGCAAAACCTCTTTCGCCCGGTGTTTGGCGTCCAGTCCCGACAAACTGGACGGGCTTAATGCAAGCACGGTGATAGTAGACGAATATTCGCAAGCCGATAGCGCCGCTTTGAAGAACGTTTTAACTTCTTCAATGGGTGCACGGCTCAACCCTTTGACCATCGTAATAACAACCGCCTCAGACAAGCATACAACCCCGTTCACTGAAATGCTTTCAATATATAAAGCCATTCTACGCGGTGAGGCTGAGAACGATTCTATTTTCGCCCACATCTTTGAACCCGACATAGACGATGAAGAAGGCGATCCGGCAACGTGGTATAAAGTACAACCCCACATGGGGATCACGGTTTACGAGGACTTTTACAAGGACGCTTATCAAAAGGCGCTATATAGCGCACCTGACGCATTAGAGTTTCGCACAAAGCTCCTTAACATCTTTGCGGTCAATTCTGAAACGAAATGGATTGAAGCAAGGGAGATCGAGGAACGGTTTAAGGCTATCCCTGTGGATAAGATCACAAGTCACCCGCCTACGATGGTAGGAGTTGATTTATCGGTACGTGATGACTTTTCAACTGTAACGTATAATATCTATTCCCCGGATACTAAGTCTTTTCATTCCGTTACGGATTACTATTTTCCGGAAGGCGCTTTGCCCGGACACCCTAACCGGGAATTATATGAAGGATGGGTCAAGGCCGGATATTTGAAGCTATGTCCGGGCGAAGTGATCGACTACGAAATGATCGTGAATGATATTTTAGCCCGGGCAAAGTACTTGAAAATTCTCGGAATTGGATATGACCCATATAAGTCGGCTGAGTTCGTAAATCTATTATCCGCATCTACAGGAGATGCGGGCGACTATATTCAGCCCGTAAAGCAAACGTACGGTTCGTTTACAAGTCCGATAGAATCCTTTGAACTTGCATTGCACCGCAATAGAATGACGTTTGATCCGAACCCTATTACGCCGTATTGTTTTGGCAATGCTGTACTCGATGAAGATCGAAACATGAATAAAAAACCGATTAAACGTACACATAATAGTAAGATCGACTCAACGATAACAAATCTAATGACATTTAATTTATTTAACAACTATACGCCATAATATGAAAATAGATTTTAATTTTAGCTTTAGCACAGGAATAAAGAGCAAAAGGTCTTTACCTGCAAACTCAGAGCAAGACTCCCATCGAAAGAGCTCCGATGGGGGATTTGAGATAGTTGGAGGAGCAGCCAGAGAACAGCCGGTTACTGTAAAAACGCCGGAACAGGCCATGCGCTTATCAACTGCATTCAGATGTACCGACATTCTTTCCGGTACAATTGCATCGTTGCCTTTCAATATAAAGCGAAAGTACCCCGCAGGCAATTATGAAGTAGATGCAGAAAACGAACTCCATTATCTATTAACCAAGAAATCAAACAAAAGAACGAATAGTTACGATACTATGTGTAACGCAGTTATTCAAATGCTAAATCAAGGAAATGCGTATATTTTCATACGTAGGACTTTTGGAGATATTTCAGAGCTTATATTATGTTCCAACGGATCAGTTTTTTACGATAAAATAAGAAATGTATATACGATTTGCGACCCTATAAATTGCATTTATGGGGTTTATGCAGCAGATGATGTTATACATATAAAAAACAAAAGCCTTGACGGTGGTTATACAGGTGTCAGTGTAATAACTTATGCGGCTACTGGCTTTTCTGTTGCCGCAAGTGCTGATAATCAGAGTTTGCGAACTTTCCAGAATGGGACTCAGATAAAGGGCGTTGTTTCTGGTGTAAAAGGGACTTCTACTGGCCTTAACGGTCTTACGGATGACCAAACAGAAACGGTAAGCGATAGGCTGGACAAACAGTTTAGCAAAGGAGTGAATATCGTTTCCGTAAGTGGTGATATGCGTTTTCAACAACTTTCTATTAGTCCTGTTGATGCGCAACTGATGGAACAAAAAGAATTTTCCGTATTTGATATATGCCGTTTTTATGGGGTACATCCTGATAAGGTATTCGCTGGCCAGCCGCAAAATTACAAAGCTTCCGAGATGAGTCAGGTCGCTTTTCTTGCGGATACATTAGACCCTGTTCTGTGCCGGATCGAAGCGGAATTTAACTCAAAGCTTATTCCGCGTACCGTATCCGGTATTTATAAAATAGAATTTGATCGTAAAGCCCTGTACAAAACAGACATTGCCACTCAGACCGCTTGCATGGAGAAAGAAATACAATACGGCGTTTCAACGGTAAATGAATGGCGTGTACACCGTGAAGATAAAGCACCCGTAGTTGGTGGTGACACAGTATTTATGTCATGCAATGTCGCCCCTATTGATTCTCCCAAAATCCACGGCGGAGATGTCGAGCTACCAAAAACAGAGAAAGAAACATAAGATAAAACGATAATTGTAGCACAATGGAAATACGCAGTTTTACAGACTTGGGTACACCCAAAATCACCGAAGGGCGAAATATCGAAGGGTATGCGATAGTGTTTGATCAGGAAAGCAGGGTTATATATGACCCTGTAAAGAAACTGGCTTTTATTGAAATCATAGAGCGCGGTGCGGTTACTGACGAATTGATAAGAGCCTGTGATATAAAAGCTGTTTTAGAACATGATAAACGCAGGCTGTTAGCCCGTTCCCGTTATGGGGTAGGCTCGCTCTCGCTTGGTATTGATAATTACGGGCTTGGTTATAAATTTTCTTCTCCTAAGACAACTGACGGAGACTTTGCCGTAGAAATGATTGACAGGGGAGATATTTACGGTTCATCCTTTGCCTATTATGTTGATGACAGGGACAAAAGCAAGGTTACATACTCAAAACGGGACGGTATGATAATACGAACGGTTCATAAGATAGATTATATCTCCGATGTTTCTCCGGTATCTGATCCGGCATATTTTGGAACAGACGTAACCGTACGCAGCCTTAACGATATACCGGACTTACTCAAACGTGACAACAGTGATTATTTAATAGAATTAGAAACATTAAAAAAATTAATTTGACATGACAAAATTAGAAGAAATTGCTTTGATTAAAGAACAGATGCGCAATCTTGTATCAACCGCAAAAGAAGAAAAACGCAGCCTTACAGAGGGCGAACAAGAAAAGTTTAATGATCTTCTTTCAAGAAAGAATCAATTGACTATTGATGAAGCGCTCCGTAATTTAGAGCGTGAAAAAACAGTTGGCCTCCCGGAAGATAAAAGAGCCTTGTTTGCGAAAGCGCTTTATGATGTTTGTAATCACCGATCTTTGTCGGATTATGGGAAATTTGCCGATGCGAAAGGTATCACCTTCTCAACACGCGCCGAAAGTGCTCCGGTCATTACCGATACCGCTGCTGCCGCCTCTATGATTCCGACTACAATTGGAGACATCATCGAACCCCTTGAAAAGGGGTTAATAGTTAATAAGCTGGGGATTAAAATGCAATACGGCTTAATTGGTGAATTGATGTTCCCCACCTTGGCAGCTGTTGAAGCGACGATTGAAGGGGAAAATACAAAATTAAATCCAACAAAACTCGAGATCGGTAATTTAAAGGCTAAACCGTGGCGCGTTGGGCTTTCAATTCCTTTGTCAAACAGTTCTATCGACCAAACAAACGACCGTCTTTTTGATGTAACTGTTAAGCAGTTATCTTTGTCCGTCGCTCGCCTTCTTAATAAAGTAATGTTCTCCAGTACTAAAGTGGGTGAAGCCTCTAAAGGAGTTTTTGTCAAAGACGCTCCTAATGTTGAGTATGAAACAGCATTAACTTTTGAGGATGTAGTTGCGCTCGAAACCGATGTGATGGATACTGGTGTTGATGTTTCAGACGGAACAGCCGCATACATTTGCAGTCCGAAAGTTTACGGCAAACTGAAAACGACACGTATCGAAGCGGGTTCCCCTGAAATGATTTTAAAAGACGGTATGATGAACGGCTATCCGGTTCTTATGACTAACTATATGGGTGCTGGCGAACTTGGATTCGGAGTGTTCTCAAATGTAGGTATCGGACAATGGGGAAAAATCCGCCTTGTAGTAGATGATACCTCAATGGCGGACACAGACGAAACAAAATTCACCCTTAATTCTAAGTATGATATTGTTGTAGCCCGTCCAGAAGCCTTTGCCATAGCAAAGAAAAAAACGGCAACGCCCGCTAAGGCATAACGACAAAACTAAGTATTAATCAAAGGCTGGGGCTTCGGCCTCGGCCTTCTTCATTTTTAAAAGATGAAAGAATACGTAACACTTGAAGAGTTAAAGCAACATCTTAATGTTGATTTCGACAATGACGACACTTATATACAAGGGTTGATCATTCCGGTACAACTCAGTATTGAGGCTTATCTTAATGCCCCGATTGAATCGTTCGTTAAAGACGACCGGATAGACCCGCGAATCTGGCACGCCATCCGCATTATAGCTGCAAACTATTATGCGAACCGTGAAGATATAACTTTCGCCACGCCTAATATCATTCCTGGTCATATTGCATTCTTACTTCAACCCTTAAAACGATATACATAATGCAGGCGGGACTATTGACAGACATTATAAGTTTTCTACATCCCCAGACGATTCGCGATGCTTTGGGCGGTACGTCTGAGAGATGGACGGAAGCTTTCAAGAAGCGTGCGTGTGTCCGGTATAAATCCGGTACGCGCAAAGAGATAAACGGCGAGGTGCTCAACACTCACACCGTCACGATCATGGTACGTTACAGCAGAGATATAAGCGAAAAAATGCGCATTGTCTACGAGGGACGTAAATACAAAATAGCCTTCATCCATCCGGATAGAAAGGCACAGTCTATAACCATCGAAGCAGAATTAATCAATGAGTAATATCGTACAAGCATCCTACCGGGTTGAGGTTGACGCCTCTAAGGTTAATGCGTTATTGGCCGCACTGAATGACAAGGAGGCAAAGAAGGCTATTAAATCCGGACTCCGTAAATCAGCAAGTATCATTCGAAAGCAAGCGCAAAAAAATTGGGTTGCATCTGTTCCGGGTGGGGCTGGATTGAAAAAAGAAATAAATATTGCAGTTTACCGCAATGCGTCCGGCGCACGGGTTGACTTACTCGACAAACGGCGGAAAGGTTCAAAACAGTTTGTTTTGAAATTCTTCGAAAGCGGTACGGAACAACGAGCTACCAATAGAGGAGCAAACAGAGGTATTATAGAGGCTACTCACTTTTTTAAAAGCGCAGTAGACTCTAAAAAAAGTGAGGCTGAGAACTCACTGGAAAGAAACATTTTGGATTCAATACAAAAAGTAATAGATAAAAAGAAATGAGCTTATCAATCAGCAAACATACATTCTCAAAACTCAGTGAGTCGGAAAGTTTAACGCAACTTGTCGGAGATAGGATTTATCCTATTTCTACTAAAAACGCTACTTCTTTCCCGTTCGTTTTGTATAAGCGTAGTGCACTTACTCCGGCTTATACAAAGGATAGATACGCCAGTGGGGATAGTGTCACTATTGAGGTTATTGCCGCCAGCGATAACTATTCAAATTCAGTCGATGTTATTGAGGCGGCACGCAAAGCGCTTGAAGGGAAGCGGGGTAAATACTACGATTTCAAAGTAACGGGTGCTAAACTTATCGCCGCAGATGAAGATTTCATTGAAGAAACTTTCATCCAGCGACTTACATTTGAAATTGAGACGGATTCAGTAGAGTAACTAACATTTAAATATTGAAAACAATGAAAGCAAATGCAGTATTAGGAAAAGATTTCATGCTATTTGTCGGCGGAAAGGCGCTGGCGTTGGCTACATCCTGTAAATTGTCAATCTCGGCCGAAACGATTGACACACAAAGTAAAGATTCCGGCATTTGGACGGAAAAAGACATAAAAAAATTGTCTTGGAACGGTTCAAGTGAAAACCTGTTCAGTGCAGACGATAAAGTAAACGGCTATGATGTTCTTTTGGACTTAATGTTAAAACGCAAGCCTATCGAAGCAAAATTCGGTATTCCGGCAAACGCAGACTCAGATGAAGTTCCCTCTTCCGGTTGGACTCTTCCGGCCGCATCTTACTCCGGTAATGTCTTAATTACAAATCTGGAATTAAATGCACCCGATGGTGATAAAGCAACTTTCTCCGCTACATTCGAAGGCACGGGAAAACTTAACCCCAGAGTATCCGGAGATGGAGGTATAGTAGATGATCCGACCGCGTAAATGATGAAAGGGCGGAAAGCCCGCCTTTTCTTTTTTCCAACAAATAAACTTATCATAATGAAAACGATCACTATCAAAAAACAGAAGTACATTTTAAAGTATACATTGCGCGCCTTCTTTATCTTCGAAAATCTCACCGGAAGGCAGTTTGCATTCGGCCGGATGTTGGATGAATACCTACTGTTTTACTCTATTCTTCTGGCAAATAACAAAGATACATTCTTAATGCCTTTTGATGAATTTATAGAGGCGTGCGAGTTTGATCCGGCTCTGTTTCTCTCTTTCAAAGAGTTCTTCGTAAAAGAGATTGAACTACTTGAACAGGCAGCAGATAGCACAAAAAAAAAGACGACTCCGAAGAAGCGTGCAGTATCCGGGAACTCTACGCCCGCGTTGTAGGTGAGGGCGGTATTGCGCCTGATTATTTCCTCGACCGGATGACGCTCGCAGAAGTTCGCTACTTCTTAGAGGGATTAGGCAGGCGTAACCGGGAAAGCTGGGAGCAGACCCGGATCATTGCGTATGTCATCGCTCAGGCGAATAGCACAAAACAACTAAAGCAATCGGATGTACTTCGTTTCCCATGGGATGAAGCGGATGACGAAAAGAAGTGCACGTCCGTTACGGATGAAGAAGTGAAACGGTTGAGGGCAAAAGCAAAACTAATCGAAAAAGAAATGAATCATGTCTGATATAATAACACGACTATTACTTAAAACGAATGACTTTGACGCAAACCTAAATCGGGCAAAAGGTTCGGTTAACAGCTTTCAAGGCGGTATTTCCAGTATGGCAAAAACTGCCGGGGCTGGTATAATGAAGTTTGCCGGGACAATTGGCGTTGCGGTGGGGGCTTATGAAGGATTCAATAAACTAATGAATAGCAGCCAAACACTAAGCGATGAATACAATAGGACTATTGAAGGTCTAAAGGGTACTGTAGACAATTTTTTCTATTCAATTGGTTCGGGGGACTGGACACCGTTTTTTAATGGATTGGATGAAACTATACGGAAGGCTCGTGAGGCTTACAATGCGATGGATCAGCTTGGAAATACAAAGATGTCGTACGGCTATTTTAATATGAAAAATCAGGCGGAGTTTCAAAAGCAAATAACAATACTAAAAGACAAAGATTCAACAGAAGCCCAAAAAGATGAAGCCCAAAAGCGACTGGATGATGTTTTAAAGGATCAACGGGAAATTGTAGACCAACTCGGCAGACGATCTACGGAAGCGGTGCAGGCGCTTGTTGCTGCATCCACCGGAATAAGTGCGGCCGACGTATCAATGGTGAGTGTAGATCGGGTTTCCCGTTTCGATGTCAGCGCCATGGGGGACACCGAAAAGAAACAAGCAGAAAAAGAGTACCAATATTTTAAAAATGTGGAAGCCGCACTACGTAAGAAATATACAAAAGTGGAGACTGTAGAGACTGGGGCAGGTATGAATAGAAGCTGGTCAACGGTAAAGACGCTTGATTATGAATCTTATAATAAGGCCATGGCTCCCATGATAGCAAAATATCAAGATGCTATAGTATATAATGGTATGCTTGTTAAAGAGAGCGATGAATGGTTAAAGAAATTATATGGTATAAGATCAGAAGCATTTGCAGCCGAACAAGCCTACGAATCAATGACAAAAACCGCAAATAGAGCATCGCAGGCAGGCGGGAAAGATCCAGAAGACAAAGATGAAAAACCCTTAAAGGATACACTTGCATGGTATGATGCGGAAATATCTCGCCTTAATAAAAAACTATCTAAAGAAACAACGATGCAGGCTCGTGCAACTGTTCAAGCTGCAATTAACGAACTCGAGAAGAAAAAGGTTAATATTAAAATAGTAGTTGAGCAGGAAGTTTTCAAAGGAAAATACGGAGACATGAAAGGCGGGTTGCCTTCCATTAATCGTCCGGGTGATCAATTTGGGCTAAAGCATAATGATAAAGGTTTTAAATTGCCTAAGTTCGAATCTCCTATAAAAAAAGAGGATATTGATTTGAACCAGCAATACGCAGACTCTTTAGGATTGATAGGGTCTGTAATGGGTAATTTATCAGGAGTAACGAATGATAGCGCCAACACATACCTTCAATGGGGAGCTAATGTTCTTTCTTCAATCAGCATGGCTATCCCTGCAATAATGAGTCTCACGACAGCGAAAACGGCCGAAGCCGCTGCCGAAGCTGCAAGTTCAGCAGCTAAAGTTCCTTTTGTTGGTTGGATGGCTGCTGCTGGCGCTGCCCTCTCTGTTGTCGCTACAATGGCAAGTATCCCCAAATTTGCAAACGGCGGTATAGTACCCGGCATTTCGTTTGCGGGTGATAAAGTTCCGGCGATGCTAAACAGTGGCGAAATGATCTTGAACGGCTCACAGCAAGCGAACTTGTTTAAAATGCTCAATTCAAAGCTATATAGCGGACTTGATGTTAGCCGCCCCAATATTTCACCTATACCCGGACACTTGGCCGGATTGATTTCACCGTCCCCTAATACCCAAAAAGTTGAAGTATCAGGAAACTTCAAAGTAAGAGGACAGGATTTAGAGTTAGTTCTCGACAATCGAAGTCGAATCAAAAATAAAATCAGATAATATGTCAAATTACGGAACAATATACACTTTGCCTTTCAAATCAAGGCGAAATAAAAGTTATATCGTAGAAATTCAGAAAGAAGGCTATACGGGGCGAGTTGCTGAGTTAACAGGGAGCGGTGACGCTCCTTTCTCTATTGAGATTGCGGATGATAACTTTCTTTATGTTCCTATTCGATTTTCTACGGCTACTATCAGGGTGGTAGGAAATGACTACTTGCAAAGCCTATACTCGACCGGATATCAGCAGTACCGCGTTAACTTCAAACAGGGTGATACGATTGTTTGGACTGGCTTTATTACTCCGGAATTGTATACGCAAGATTATACCGCAACACTGTTCGATCTGGAAATACAGTGTGTATCTGCCATGAATACACTTGAATACGCAGATTATAAACAAAAGAGCGCAGGAAGCAAAGAGTTCGTTAGCTTGTGGGAGTTATTGACCCGTTGCGTCTTAGAGTCTCGCGGCTCCTATTCGGCCGTATACATACCACATGTTTATGCTAAAAGTCCGGCGGATTATGATGCAAATGCAAATGTCTTGCAAAGTATGACAATTAGCGAACAGAATTTTTTCGACGAAGACGATAAACCAATGAACTTGAAAGAGGTGATTGAAGAACTATGCAAGTTCCTTAACTGGACTTGTGTTGACTATAAAGGCGCATTATATTTTGTAGATGTAGACCATCGCGGAAATTACTATAAATACACACCTGACTTTTCATCCTATACGTTTGAAGCCGGGAATGTTCTCAGCGTGCAGGACATTCATTTTAGCGGTTCGGAACACACCTTAGATATTTTAGGCGGTTATAACAAAGTAACAGTAAAAGACAGCAATTATCCGGTTGGGAATTTACTTCCGGAAGAGAATTACGAAGATGCAAAAGCTCTTTCGTCACGCTTAAATACAAATAAAGATAGAAAATGTTACCGTCAGTTTCTGTATCCGAAAAACTGGAACATGTATCTGTATGATGGCAATACGGTTATCACCAATGACGATTTAGAGTTACGTGCTTATGATGCGCATAAACTTATAGGAGGAATACAGGAAAGGTACTGCAATTATAAAATAGTGGATGGTAAGCCGGATATTTCAGACTATTCGTTTACAAATGTTATACAAGCTAGGTGTTTGGGTGCTGTCGGTGACTTATCAATGATAGGTGGGCTGGAACTCTTAACAAAGATAATGGATTTTAAAGGTGCGTCCTCAGTGTACGAATCAGGGGCCTTTGCTGTATCTGGAAGCTATAAGACGATAGCGGATATGGATTTGATTCCTTGGGACAATAGCCGGGGCACGTACATGCCGTTAGCTGCTTGCCAATTACGGATCGGTAATAAATATTATGGTAGTACTAACGGATTGGCCCCATTCGCATGGTCTGCAAATCCCAATTATTTTTTTAGACTTCCCGCCTCCGAAGAGAATAACAAAGCCCGATTAGATTATGTATCCATTGAGAACCAAAAAACAATATATATGCCATATAAAGGTATTTCAGGCGTAATAATCCCTATTGATACCCTATTATATGGCGAGCTTGAATTTACTCTTTACGCATCTAAAATACATAATGCCATTTTTATAAATGGATTCTTGTTAAAAGACTTTTCCTTTAAATATGGAAAGAGCACCGAGGCCGAAAAGACTACCGACAATACAGACCGCTATTATGAAAATGTCGTTAACGAAGGCTATATTAACGAATTGGACGAAATCGAATTTAAAATATCCAGTTACAACAACGACGGTGCATGCTACAGTAAAGTAATGTTAGGCGATAATTACCTAACCGACAATCTCTATTCTTCTATTGAACAGAAATTAGTCCGGCCGGAAGAGCATTTGATCCGGCGCATTATTAATCAGTACGGAGCTACCAAATTCAAGCTTACGCAAATACTGGTAGATGACGAAGCAATTACGCCTATCACAACTATAACCGATAAGTTTCAGCCAAACAAACGGTTTACGATCACGGGCGGTACAATTGACTTCGCGATGAATCAGTTTAATTGTAAGATGATTGAAAATGGTAGATATTAAAACTACATCCATACCCGCAAAGCCCCGGTCAAAGAACTATCCGACCGGGACTGTTATCACCCGGACGACTGGCGGCGTTACTGTTAACGGCGGAGGCGGTGGAGGTGCTTCAATTGACATTGTAAAGGCTACCGATACAAAGTCGTTTACCGATAGCAACGTACTGTCATCGCTCCGGACGCTGTTAGAGATCCGTTCGCGTATCATTGCCGAATCGGATACAACCACGGAATTAACCGATGATAATACGCTTTCTTCAAAGCGCACTTTAAAAGAGATAGATGCAGCGATTAAAGAGGCTTTGAAGAAGTTGGATGATGTTTACCTGAGTAAAGTAAAAGCGGATACAGCAGCCGAAACGATCACTTTCCTGAAAGGTCTGTTGATTGGCAATGATCTTGCGTTTATCAATGAAAGTGGCGACGCGGAATTACAATCTTTAGTCGCCCGGATGAAAGTTAAAGCCGCTACATTGGAAGTAACCGGATCGGCCAGTGTTGGCACACTTGATTCGGAAGGGAATATTTCAACAGGCGCGGATATTTGGGCTAAAGGTGACACGCATACTTTAAATTTACTCGTTCAGGCACTTGCAAAAACATACGATCTGAATGTTGAGCATGTCGCAACCCTGTTTCAAACTATAGTCAAGGACTTTATTAGCTCGGAGAGATTCATTCCCGGACTGATGGGTGAAGGGATGAAGCTATACAAGGCTATCAATGGAGATTGGAACCTTGAAATAGATAATGCCGTAGTCCGTAAGGCCATGACCATTTTTGAACTTATCATTTCGAAAGTTCGTGCGGTTAACGGCGGTCTGGTGATTTCATCCGCCAACGGGCGTGTTAAGTCCGTTTCGGAAACATCCGGTGATCCGGCTTACTATGTTTTAGGTATAGAGGGCGACATGATGTTTGTCACTGATGACTTGGTACGTTGTCAGGTCTACACATCCGGACACGTTAAATACTACTGGGTTCCGGTTGCCTCGGTTAATGATGATTCGATTCTCATACTTAAATCCGTACTTCCCAATGGTACAGTTCCGGCCGTTGGTGATGATCTGGTTCAGATGGGTAACCTCACGAATCCGAACAGACAGGGTATTTTGTACCTTACCGCTTCGGAAGATGGCAAGCCGCGTATTTCTGTACTGGACGGGGTAAACTCCACGTCTTTGGCCGGAAAGAACAAAGTGA